CGTTGACGGACTTGAATTACTCGGTATGAAAATCGAGGAGCGTACAGAACCTTGGGAGGGCGCATGTGGGGTATACCATCCATTGCTAAGTGAGGCTCTAGTGAAGTTTCAAGCTGAGACTATTATGGAGACTTTCCCCGCCCAAGGACCAGTCAAGACACTTATCATCGGCAAAGAAACCCCAGAGAAGAAGGATGCGGCGATTAGAGTTCAGGATGACATGAACTATCAGTTGACCGATGTGATGTCAGAATACCGCCCAGAGCACGAAAGAATGATTTGGGGCTTGGGTCTCTCAGGTAATGCGTTCAAGAAAGTATATTTTGACCCTGCGTTAAATCGTCAGGTGTCTATGTTTATCCCTGCAGAAGACATTGTTGTTCCCTATGGAGCGTCGAGTCTGCAGAGTGCGCCACGCGTAACTCATGTAATGCGCAAGACTGAGAATGAAGTTAAACGCTTACAACACGCTGGGTTCTACCGTGATGTTGACTTGGAAGAACCAGACGGTGCGTTAGATGAAGTAGAGAAGAAAATCGCTGAAAAGATGGGCTTTAGAGCTACATCTGATGACCGCTACAAGTTATTAGAGATGCACGTTGACCTCGACTTACCAGGTTACGAAGATGAAGAAGATGGAGAACCGACAGGTATAGCACTACCTTACGTGGTGACTATTGAGAAGGGGACAATGACTGTATTGTCTATCCGTCGCAACTGGAGACCAGAAGATGAAACTAAACAGAAGCGTAATCATTTTGTTCATTACGGCTACGTGCCAGGTTTTGGCTTTTATTGTTTTGGCCTCATTCATTTGGTTGGAGCCTTTGCAAAGTCTGGAACGTCTCTTATTCGTCAGCTCGTTGACGCAGGAACCCTTAGCAACTTGCCAGGTGGCTTTAAGACCCGTGGACTGCGTGTCAAAGGTGACGACACCCCGATAGCCCCAGGCGAATTCCGTGACGTTGATGTTCCATCAGGAGCAATCAAAGACAACTTAATGACCCTGCCATATAAAGAGCCATCACAGGTTCTATATAGTTTGCTCGGCACAATCGTTGAAGAAGGTCGCAGATTCGCTTCTGCTGGAGATATGAAGGTTTCTGACATGAGTGGTCAAGCTCCTGTCGGTACAACTCTGGCTATTTTAGAAAGAACATTGAAAGTGATGAGTGCGGTTCAGTCTCGTATTCACTACTCAATGAAGCAAGAGTTAAAGCTTTTAAAGTCTATTATTGCTGATTACACACCAGATGATTACACCTATGAGCCAGTCGAAGGTAGCCGTAAGGCGAAGAAGTCCGACTATGACCACGTCGATGTCATCCCAGTCTCTGACCCTAATGCAGCTACGATGGCGCAGAAGATTGTACAGTACCAAGCAGTTTTGCAGTTGGCTCAAGGCGCGCCTCAAATCTATAACCTCCCACAGTTACACCGTCAGATGCTCGACGTTCTTGGGATCAGGAATGCACAGAAACTCATACCGTTGGAAGACGACCAAAAGCCGACTGACCCGATCCGTGAGAATATGAACGCATTGATTGGTAAACCATTAAAAGCCTTTATCCGTCAGGATCAAGATGCTCACTTGGCTTCTCACCAAGCGTTCTTGCAAGACCCACAGGCTATGGCGATTATTGGTCAGAACCCGATGGCTCAACAGATTATGGCTGCATTACAAGCCCATATTGCTGAACACTTTGGATTCAAATACCGTCAGCAGATTGAGCAACAGTTGGGTGCGCCAATTCCGTACTCAGAGAATGAAGATGACGAGCCAATGTCAGAAGAATACGAAGTTCAGCTATCTCGTATGGTTGCCCAAGCTGCACAACAGCTTACAACTCAGAACCAAGCTGCTGCAGCGCAACAACAAGCTCAGCAACAGGCAGAAGACCCAATCGTACAGATGCAGCAACAAGAACTTCAGCTTAAGGCTCAAGAACAGCAACGTAAGGCTCAGAGAGATCAGGCAGATATTGCCCTTGAAAGCCGTCGTTTAGATATTGAAGAACAACGTACTATGGGTCAGTTGGAGATTGACGGTACTCGTTTAGGCGCTCAAATTAAAAAGGATAAAGAGACTTTAGACCGTAAATCTGAGTTTGACGGTACAAAACTGGGCGTAGAAATGGCTCATAAGAAGGAACAAGTTGATGTTCAGAAGGGGCAAATAGCTGCGCAGCTAATAGCCGCTGAGATTAATGCGAAAAGTAATGCCAACAAGAAAGGTAAAGAATGACCGAACTTGATGTGATTGTTAAGCAGCTTGACGACAAGATAGCCCAGCTTAAAGATGCAGTAGCCGTCGGAAACTACGAAAAATTCGAAGACTACAAAAAATCGTGTGGTGAGATTAGGGGTCTGCTCATTGCTCGTGGATACGTATTAGACCTCAAAGACAAAATGGAGAACTCGGATGAGTGACGCACTCGACTTAGGAAAGGCAGTAGATTTAACGAATCTGCTTGATAAGTCAAACGAAGAAAAGGCAACACAATTACCAAAACCGTCTGGATACCGCATTTTATGTGCCATTCCAGAGCAGGAAAAAGAGTTTGAAAGCGGTATCGCAAAAGCAGACGAAACAATGCGTATCGAAGAAACCTTGACTACTGTGTTGTTTGTAGTTGAATTAGGTCCAGATTGTTACTCAGATAAAAGCAGGTTCCCGAACGGACCTTGGTGCAAAAAGGGCGATTTTGTCCTTGCTAAGCCATATTCTGGTAGTCGTTTAGTAATACATGGACGCGAATTCCGCATCATTAATGATGATACGGTTGAAGCAGTTGTTGACGACCCACGCGGCATTAAACGTAAATAAGGAGCATACGAATGGATAGCTATAAATTCCCCGATGAAGCAGAAAACGAAGTAGTAGAGAATGAATCTAAGGGTTTACCCGAAGAGGATGATGTACAAATTGAAATTGAAGACGATACACCCCCACAAGACAAGGGTCGCCGTCCTTCACAACCAGAATTCGTTGAGCAGCTTGAAAAAGACGAGTTAGATGAGTATTCCGCAGAAGCCAAGAAGAAGATTGATGGCTTTAGGAAGATTTATCATGACGAACGTAGGGAGAAAGAGCGGGCATTACGGGAGCAGCAAGAAGCCGTAGACCTAGCTAAGAAACTCTATGAAGAGAACAAGCAGCTCAAAAACCGTGTTTCTTCTAGCGATGAAGCAGCAATAACCAACTTCAAAAGCTCCGCTGAGCAAGAATTAGCTATGGCTAAGAAGGAGTATAGGGAAGCCTATGATGCTGGAGATTCTGAAAGACTAGTAGAAGCCCAAGATAAATTGACATCTGCAAAGATGAAAATTGATAAAGCATCAACCTTCTCTGAAAATTTAAATCAGCGTAGGGCTTTACAAGAACAAGAAAATGAAGTACAAATACCACAACAGACGCAAGCTGCGCCTGTCCGTGACTCAAAAGCGATTGCATGGCAAGAACGCAATAGCTGGTTTGGTCAAGATGACGAAATGACAAGTTTGGCTTTAGGGCTACACGAAAAGCTTGTCAAACAAAACGGACTGGCTTATGCTACGACTAATGAGTATTACCAGCGTATAGACGAAACTATGCGTAAGAGATTCCCTGAAAATTTTGAAGGGGAAAAAGAAGACGATGAAAAAAGTTCCGTTAGGACGAAACCTAGCACCGTAGTTGCACCAGCGAGTCGTAGTACATCTTCGAAAAAGATAAGGCTAAATACCTCCCAATTAGCAATTGCTAAGAAGTTAGGTTTGACAGCTGAGCAATACGCCCGTGAACTTTTAAAAATGGAGGCCTAAAATGGCTAACAACAGATTGAACCGTGAAGTAGAAACCCGTGCAACAAGTGAACGTCCTCAGCAGTGGGCGCCAGCGGAATTGCTGCCAGAACCGATCAAAATGGCTGGGTATAAGTATCACTGGGTGCGTATTTCAACACTAGGTGCAGCTGATCCTCGTAATCTCTCTGCAAAATTGAGAGAAAAGTGGGAGCCTGTTCCAGTTGAAGAACAACCTGAAATGCAGCTGCTAGTTGATCCCAATAGTCGTTTTAAAGACAACATTGAGATTGGCGGGTTATTGCTTTGCAAGACTCCAGAAGAGTTCGTTGAACAGCGTAATAATTTTTACTCTAAACAAACTGAAGCTCAGGCGGAAGCTGTAGACAATAATTTAATGCGCCAAAGTGACCCGCGGATGCCTCTCTTTACTGAGCGGAAATCAACAAGTACCTTTGGTTCTGGTTCTTAAATTTAATTAGGAGTTCTAAATGGCTTATCCTACCGTAGCAGGGCCTTATGGCTTTCAGCCGATCAATTTGATCGGTGGTCAGGTATTTGCTGGTTCAACTCGTTTAATCCCTATCGCTTCAGGCTCTGGCACATCGATTTTTTACGGTGATGTCGTACGTCTAAACACAGGTGGTACATTAAGCAAAGTTTCAACCACAGCTACCGCAACCGACGCAGTTG